CTAAACCTAACGCCAGAAACTCTCTGGAATCTAGCACCTTGGTCCTGGGCCGTCGATTGGTTCTCTAATACTGGGGATGTTATCTCCAATATTACGGACCTTGGTACAGACGGTCTGGTAATGCAATATGGATACATGATGGAACACAGTGTTCACAAAGTATCCTATATTAGCCAGGATTCCTGCCTTTGTTATAGGCAGGTCCCGGTTGGCACCGTGTCATTCGTCACAGAGACGAAGAAACGCGTTGCCGCAAACCCCTATGGTTTTGGAGTCACCTACTCCGGCTTGTCACCGAAGCAGATCTCCATCCTTTCAGCGTTGGGACTCTCCCGACACTGATAGCGAATGCGTTTTGCATTCGTGTAACCAAATGTCTCTTTATTGAGACAAGCTAGGAGCAATGCCTTATGGCACTTACCGACCCACAGTCCATTACAATCAGCGGCTCCACGATCTCGCTCCCACGTACTAACGTGGGATCGAATCAAAGTGAGTACCGTGCTAGTGATGGTACCGTTAAGCTGTCCTTGTCTTCGGCTTATGGCCGTCGTACGAGGCAGGTTATCCGGGTTGATCACAACAAGGTGTCCGCGGATCCGTATCTGCCGGCTCAGAACTCGAAGGTATCCATGAGTTGTTACATGGTCTTCGATCGTCCTGATGTCGGTTATACGAACACCGAGGCACTTGCGATCTATACCGGCTTTAAGGGCCTGTATACTGCGAGCACCGACGCAATCATCACCAAGTTGCTTGGTGGTGAGAGCTGAGTACGCTTCAGAAGATTGTTATTGTCCTTGTTTTACAAGGCATTGCAATCATCTTGGCGTTCTCCGAGCACGCAAACGAGTTGAGTCACTGCTATAACTAAGGTCAACGGATTGATTTCCGATTCCCTGGTTCATAGCAAACTCTACTGTCATGCTATCTTGTCTGACGCGGATACTATTGCGTCAGCAATAAGTAGCATAGACTACTCGTTATCGCTGTGGTTAAACACTCTGCAGTTCTACCTTTGTCAAGGTAGCACTGGACCGTGTTGGTGAGCTCCATTAGGCTAAGGAAAAGACACCTCTATTTAAGGAGGGCTTTTGAAAAGCCTGATGTTGCTCTGGATAAAGGTGGCGGAGGAATCCGCCACTAGATGTCGCACTAGCGTCACCATGGACATTAAAACTGTCCAGGGTCGTGTCAAATATGAGGGGCTATCGTTTCTAACGATAACCCTCCCTACCTTCGGAAAAGAGGCCCAAAAGTCTCTTGACCAAGGGTATATAAGCCATCAACAGTTCAATGGGTTTAGTTTCTCCCAGAGAACTGGAGGTCTCCCCCGATTTCTCGGAGGTTTCCTCGGCCTTATATTTGACCGCACTAGTGGTGTGTTACTTGATGATCCGGACAAAGGAGCAATTCTTGCCGTTCGTCAGCTAACGCTGATGTTCAGTAAGATCCTGCTACCTTGCAGCGATGCAAGGACTCAGGATGCCTTTGACCAGTTCATCAAGTGTGAGGAGGATGTCCGTGATTCTGATTCGGCTTTGTCAGACAAAGACTTGTCTGACTTTTTACGCCTTTCAGATATGCTATACGCGAGTCTCTTTTCCCGGATCGACCGAAAGGTCTATCTGGGGGAGGTCACGCCAAAGCATGGACCAGGCGCGACTGCCGACAAGCTTCGAGGAAACTCGAAGTATCGTCAGTCTCGTTGGCCGCAGCGGTTGGAAGGTATCTTTCCCTCGGGAGAGTTCCTTCTGCCCAACTGGAGATACTATGACCAGTTGGCAACCGTGGACATCCACGAACCCGGTGCAGAGACGCCCGTTAAGGTCGTCGCTGTTCCTAAAACGCTCAAAACGCCAAGGATCATTGGTGTGGAGCCCACTGCTATGCAATATGCACAGCAATCGCTCCTACCGGAGTTCCTAGAGGAACTACAAGGGAGAAGA